TTTTCCAACAGGACAATCAGCAACTGGATCAGTAGGTACTCCTACTTTTGATTGTGAAGCTAATCTAACTCTTACAGGACAATCTGCAACATCAGCTATTGGCACACCAACCGTTGTAGCAAAGGCTAATGTAACTCCCTCTACACAAGTTGGTACAAGTGCTTTAGGCACCATATCTATAGTTGGAAAAGCAAACATAGTACCAACAGGACAATCTGCAACATCAGCTATTGGAGGAGTAGGAGTTAATGGAGATGCCGTTGCTAACGCACCAGGAGCCGTAGGATCTGTCGGTAGTGTTGGTGTAGATGTAGATGGAGAAGCTAATGTTATCATATCAGGAGTTTCAGCTACTTCAGCAGTAGGATCTGTTACTGTTCATCATAATGCACAGTTTAGTATTGATGGTGTTAGTGCCACAGGTGATGTAGGTTCTGTTACCATAACAGCTAAAGGCAACATTGTTCCTACGGGCGTTGAGGCTACTGGATCTGTAGGTAGTGTTTTAGTTTGGTCATTAATAGATGATACACAAACAAAAAATTATGCTAATATAAATACTGACCAAAGTTCATCCTTTGCTGAAATTAGTGAAACACAAACCCCAAATTGGGAAGAGGTAGCATAAAATATGGCAACTTATGTAAATGATTTAAGATTAAAAGAGATAGCGACAGGTGATGAGTCAGGAACCTGGGGAACTTCTACGAATACTAATTTAGAGCTTATAGCAGAAGCTTTTAGCTTTGGAACCGAAGCAATAACAACAAACGCTGACACACATACAACCACAATAGCTGACGGTTCAACAGACCCAGGCAGATCAATATTTTTAAAATATACAGGTACCCTTGATAGTGCTTGCACTATTACTATAGGCCCTAATACCGTATCTAAGCTTTGGTTTATTGAAAACGGTACTTCTGGATCGCAAAACATAATTATTTCACAAGGTAGTGGTGCAAGTATAACTATACCTAATGGCCATGTAAAAGCTATTTATTCAGACGGAGCAGGATCTGGTGCAGCTATGGTAGATGCTTTTACTGATTTAAATGTAGCAGGTGATTTTTTTGTAGGTGATGATTTAACTCTTTTATCTGATGCAGCCGTATTAGGTTTTGGTGCTGATACAGACACAACTCTTACCCACGTTGCCGATACAGGTATATTGCTAAACAGCACAAGACAACTACAGTTTGGCGATTCTGGTACATATATACATCAATCAGCAGACGGAGTTTTAGATTTAGTTTCTGATACAGAAATAGAGATCAACGCTACTACTATTGATATGAATGGTGCCGCAGATGTATCTGGTGCTTTAACTGCTGGAACAATCAATGGCGTAGGTATATCTTCTAATATAACTAACTTCTCTGAAAGCATACTTATTAGTAACGATGCAGGTACAGGAACTTTATCCACTGCTTCTTATAACACAGGTTTAGGTTGGCAAGTTTTTGATGATTTAACAAGCGGTGATGATAATACAGGAGTAGGTCACGAAGCACTTGCAGTATTAACAACAGGTTCTAGTAATACAGCTATAGGCAGAAGAACATTAGACGCAAATACCACTGGTTCTTCAAATACTGCTGTTGGTAGACTAGCTTTATCTGCTAATACTACAGCCGACAACAATACAGCTATTGGAATTGAAGCAATGGCAGCAAACACTACAGGTACAAGAAACGTAGCTGTTGGTGCTTTAGCCTTAGATGCTTTAACAACAGAAAATGATAATGTTGCTGTAGGTTATAATGCACTATCTACAGAAACAACAGGATTCAGAAATGTTGCGGTTGGTTCAAATGCAGGTGCTACACAAAATACTGGAACAAATAACACCTTAGTTGGTTATAATGCTGGTACAGCAATCACAACAGGTGATGCTAATACGATTATAGGTTCAGATGCAGGTGATGCTTTAACAACTGGAGCAGAGAACGTAGCGGTGGGACAAAATGCTCTAGGTGCAACCACCACAGCAGGAAACAACGTAGCTCTTGGTAAAGATGCATTAGCTGCAAATACCATAGGAAACACAAACGTAGCTATTGGTACTGACGCTATGACAACTAATGTTGCAGCAGATAGAAACGTAGCTGTTGGTGAACAGGCTTTACAGAATATGACAGCTGCAACAAGTACAGATACTTATAATGTTGGCGTAGGTTATAATGCAGGTCTAGCAATTACATCGGGTGTTCAAAATGTTGTAGTTGGTGCATTAGCTTTAGACGCATTAACACAAGGTAATTATAATGTTGCTTTAGGAACTGGTGCATTAAGTTCAGACACACAAGGCTCACTAAACACAGCAATCGGTCATTCAACATTAAATACACAAAATTTTTCATCTGCTACAGACTCTGCTAATACTGCTGTAGGTGCTTTTGCAGGTGATAAAATTACTACAGGTCAAATTAATACAGCAATGGGTTACTTGGCTTTATCAAAATGTACTACAGGAAGCAGTAATGTTGCTATTGGTTATGATACTCTTGGAGAACTTACAACTGTTTCAGACTGTACAGCATTAGGTTATGCAGCCTTACAAGCAAATACATCAGGAACTGAACAAGTAGCAGTAGGTAAAGGAGCATTAAGAGTTAATACTACTGGTTCAAAAAATACAGCAGTTGGCTTAAATGCTTTGGTAGCAAACACCACAGCTAATAACAACACAGCAGTAGGTTATTATGCTGCATCATCAAATACAACAGGTGCACAGGTTGCTGCATTTGGTTGGAATGCTTTACGAGCCAATACAACAGGTAGTAATATTACAGCGATTGGTAAAAGAGCACTAGATGCTAATACCACAGCAGATAATAATACAGCATGTGGAACTAATTCTTTATTATTAAATACAACGGGTGCTGGCAATACGGCAGTTGGTATGAGTGCTTTAGAATACAATACTACTGCTGCTAATAATTCGGCTGTAGGACAATATGCACTAAACAGTAATACAACAGGAGCAGGTAATACAGCAATAGGTCAAGTAGCAGGTTTTGATAACACTACAGGTAGTACAAATATATTTATAGGTAAAGATTCTGGTAGAAGTGGTAGTCCAGGTGGTGCTAATACTACAGGTAGTGGTGGTATTTTTATAGGTGATGAAAATGTTAGTGATGCTTATGTACAAGTAGATTGGACAATAGCTTCAGACCAAAGAGATAAAACAGATTTTACAGCTCTAGACTTAGGTTTAGATTTTGTAAAAGCTCTAGCTCCTGTTACTTATAAATGGGATAAACGCTCTAAGTATGGTGACAAGACTGCTGCTGATTATGATTTAAATGCACAAACACCAGATGGAACTCATAAAGAAGATTGGTTAGATATAGGTTTTAAAGCTCAAGAAGTAGAAGCACTAGAAATAGCAGCAGGATACAACAAAGATAATAAAACTAATCTTACTACTACTCTTTCAAATGATGGTAAGCAATATGGTATTCAGTACAGTAAATTTGTACCGATACTTGTAAAAGCTATACAAGAACAAAACGCTTTAATAGAAGCATTAACAACAAGAATAACAACCCTAGAAGGGTAAATTAAAAACTGAAATTAAAATTCTAAAGGAGGAATAAAATGGCAGTAACAAAAGCAATAACAAAATGCACACCTTATGTGAACTCATCTAGTAAAGTAGATAAGTGGGATATAACAATGAAGTATGAAAACGGTAGTGAGGGCGATAGCACTTACTATACTTCTACTTTTAGCACTACAGTAGAGCAATCAGAAAATGGTTTTACATTAAAAGCTAAAAGCAGCTGGTCTAATGCTGACTTAGTAGCAATATGCCCTGTATCACATTGGGATACAGTCTTTGCCAGTCAAGTAGATAGCGTTATAACTAACCCGCCTGTACAAAGCACACCAGACCAAGCATTTAGCGTACCTAGTTAGATATGGAAGGACATCCTTTTCAGATGCACAGTATGCCTGCGGTATATGTGCTAGAAACACAAATGCCACAGCAAATGATTGATGATGTTAATGACTATATGGATGAATATAGACAAGATAAAAACAAAAAATCATTAGCTAATACTTTGGTTGGACAAATAGATAAAGGAGAACAACTATTATTAAATCATGATGATAAAAGAATGGTCGAGTATAATAATTTTATCTGTAACCTTGGTGCTGAATATATTAATCATTTTGCTGCTTCGGGTAATAGTCTTAAAGGTAATAAACAAGTTCAAATAGACGAAACTTGGTCAGTACATAGTTATGATGGTGATTACAACCCAATACATGATCACGGCACTAAAACTCTTATGGGTATATCCACAACAGCTTGGACTAAAGTACCGCCACAAATAGGTAATGTTAATGCTAATTCACCAACTTATTCACTATATAATGAAAGTGGACATTCAGACGGCTGTATTGCTTTTCAATATGGGCAAGTATCAGTTATAGATAGTGAGAGATTAAAACCTGCACAATCATTTGTTATGACACCAAAAGTAGGAAAACTATTAGTATTTCCTTCTTGGTTACAACACATGGTCTATCCTTTTAAAGGAGATGGAGAAAGAAGAACGATCGCATCCAACTTAAATTGTTGGGATGTGCAGCAACCAACACCAGAGGAGGTGCAATAATGGCTGAAGCCGAAAAAAAAGAAAATGTTGAGGTTGAATTTACGCCTGAACAAAAAAGATTTCAAGCTCAAATATTAAGTTTGTCTAACAAAATTAATCAACATCAGTTTGAAATAGAACAACTTATGCCAAGTTTAAATACTTACAAACAAGCTTTAACTGATAGCATGAAAGAACAAACTAATAGCATAGAAGAGGAGAAAAAATGACATTACTAAAATTTATAATGATCTGCAACGCAATTGTAACTATTTGCTCATTAATAGCAGCTTTAACTCCAACCCCAAAAGATGACAATTTTTTTAAAAAAGTTTATTCTATACTTGATTTATTCGCTCTTAATATAGGAAGAGCTAAGGAGAAATAATATGGGATGGTTAAGTAAAATATGGAATACAATAACAAATACTGAAGTTGTAGAAGTTAGAGCAAGAAATAAAAAAGGACATTATGTTGCTGATGATAAATCTACACCAGATGTCAACGAAGCTTATACTACTAAAAGAGTAAAAAAAACTAAAGTAACTACACAAAATATAGACTGATGGCAAAATCACCTGATGCATTTGTCTATAATGCAACACTAGACCGTATTGTTGACGGAGATACGTTTGATTGTATTTTGGATCTAGGGTTTGATGTCAAACTACACAAACAAAGAGTACGTTTAAGTGGGATTGATACACCAGAATCACGTACTCGAGATTTAGCAGAAAAAAAACTAGGTTTAGCTGCAAAGGCTAGACTTGGTGAGTTATGTTGCGGTAGTTTTAAAGTAAAATCTTTAGGCAAAGGTAAGTATGGTCGCATACTTGGTATTCCATATACAGAAGACGGTAAAGATATATGTCAAATGCTTATTGATGAGGGACATGCTGTTCCTTACGAGGGCGGTAAAAAAACTAAAGTGTGGGGTGATTACTAATGAATGAAGGACAAGGAAGATTTGGTGGCGATATGGATCGTAACGAAGTTGAGATGGATCTTAATAAATTTATGGCTATGATCCAAGAAATATCAGATTTAAAAGATAAGATTAGAGATTTAGAATCTGACACTAAAGTAAACCCTCATCAAAAATGGATACATTTAGCTAAAGCTGTAGACTCTTGGAGAATATTTCCCAGAATGTTTTTAACCGTATATATAATATTGTTATACAAATGCACTATATGGTTTATGGCACTTGAAACACCAAGCTTTGAACAATCAGGTCTTATATCTATTGTTGTGGGAGCAGGAGCAGCCTGGTTCGGTTTATACGCTGGTACCACAAATTCATCAAAAACTTTTAAAGGCGAAGATAATTAATGGAGGTATTCAACCTTATAGCAGAGGTTGGAGTGCCTATTGCTGGTGCTTTGGTTATGGCTTATTTTATTTTTTTAGTCATGAAACAATTGATGGAAGGTTTGGTTGACGAAATAAAAACCGTCCAAGGCATAACAAAAATGTTAATTACTAGAGCTTCTATTATGAATAACGACATTATACGTATTGATACCTCGGTATCTAGTGCACTTAATTTACCGCCTGATTTAGATAGAATAGCTAGAGCAGAAAATTTTGTTGAAGACGGCAAGATAGATGCTAGAAGAGATTAGCCTAGCACAACTTATAGCTGACTTTGGTTTTCCAGTTGTTATGGTAGTTGGGTTAGGCTATTTTGTTTATTATGTATGGAGAACGATCAATAACGTAATAGACCCTGCTGTATCAGAGATGAAAACTACTATTATACGTTTAACTGATCAACTTCGCCTGTTAGACCAGGATATGATACGATTACAAACTAAAGTTAATACTGTTTTAAAAAACAAGAACAAAGAGGTATTAAATGAAAAGAAGACTAACGAAACAAGAAATAGAACAAGAGGAAATAGCAAAAACTAAAATTGCTGCTTGGTTATTGCTTATGGGTGGTATTATGTTTGCCTTTATTGTTACACAAAATATAAAAGCAGATACTATAACTCACAAATTCAAATCTCCAAGTTTTAACGGAGTTGGTACTTCTAGTCATTATCTAACTATTGAAAACCAAGAGCATTCTCGTAAACTTACAATTAAAGAAGAGATAAAAGCTTTACAGGAAGAAATAGAAAGAGAAAAAGAAAACTCCACATTAGCTAGATTTATGCGTAATCTTGAATCTAGAGTATATGCAGAGCTATCAAGACAGTTAGTTAATAACTTATTCGGAGAAACACCGCAGAACGAGGGCACCATTACACTTGAAGGTAATATTATAGAATACACAAGTGATGGTGTAACTTTAACCTTAAAAATTACAGAAGCGGATGGTACAGTTACAGAAATCACAATACCTATTGGTACTTTTACTTTCTAGTTGTTCTATATTTGATCAATTTGAAGACACATACGAGCAAAGATATTCAAGGCTTGATGTAGTTTCCATACAGGATTTACAATCTCCTAAATTAAAAAATGTACCAATACCACAAGTAAGTCCTGTTGTGGCTGTATATCCTACGGCTTTTACAGATCAAACAGGCCAACGTAAAAGCAATAGTGAGTTTGCATTATTTAGTACCGCTATTACTCAACAACCCAACGCATTACTTATACGAGCACTTAAACACGCAGGAGACGGTAATTTTTTTAGAGTTGTAGAAAGAGTTGGTTTAGATAATCTAACAAAAGAAAGACAGCTCATACGTTCAGCTAGAGAACAAACTGCTAGTGAGGAAGAAAAAAAGAAGGCACTAAGACCATTACTATTTGCAGGTATTTTAATTGAAGGTGCTGTTATATCTTACGAAGCAAACCTAGAAAGTGGCGGTACAGGAGCCAGGTATTTAGGTGTGGGTAAAAGTGTCCAATATAGAGAAGACAACATAACCGTAAGTTTACGTATGGTTTCTGTTGCAACAGGCGAAGTCCTGCTAGAGGTGTTAAGCCAAAAAACCATTTTTAGCTACGGTAAATCTGATGATGTATTTAGGTTTATCGAGGCTAATACCGAGCTTGTTGAAATAGAGTTAGGAAATGCTAGAAACGAGTCATCTACAATTGCTTTGATGAAGGCTATTGAGGGTGGTATATATGAAATAGTAAAACAAGGATATGAAAAAGGATTCTGGGTTTTACAAAACAAAAATGAAGGAGTAAAATCAAATGATGAAACAATTAATAAGCCTGATTGTGATGCTGAGTGTCTTGACAATATACGCGGCTGATAACGAAATTTATGTTGATCAGTCTGGTACTGATGCAAATATAGACTTAGAACAACTAGGAATATCAAACTTAATAGGTGGATTACAATCTACTGCAGGTAGTCTTACGGCATTTGACTTAGATGGTAACAATATGACGCTTGACATTAATATGATTGGCAACACTAATAAATTTCTTGGAGACATATTAGCTAATAACTTTACAGGTCTTTACAATTTTACTGGTGATACTAATACTTTTACTATACAAGTGGATCCAACTAATACTTATGGTGCTAACGGATCAAATCAAAACGTAGCAGTAACAGGTAATAGTAATACTTTTACACTAAATCAAGGTACAACTGCACTAGCTGCAACTTTAGATTTAGATTGGATTATTCAAGGTAACAACAACCAAATAACTTCTAATATTAATATAGATGGTGCAACCAACTTTATGGATATAGACGGTAATGATAATACACTAACTTATACTGGTACAGGTGTTACAGCTTCAGCAGGCGGTTACTTTTACTTAGATCATACAGGTAGTTCCAGAACTTTTAATGTTTCGCAATTAAGCACACAAGATAATGACTGGCTCAAAATCATCTCTACCTCTGGTACTGCTGCTTCTACTGTTTGTGTCGTTCAAAACGACCAAGGTACAAGCACAAGTTGCTGATATTGGCGACATATCTGAGTTAAACGGCAAAGCAC